GGTTCGCTCAAAGTCAGCAAATTGGGATGCCACAGTAATTACAACCGTAGCAGTGGTATCAGTTTCAGATATGGAATAACCCACCACAATGCCGTCAAATATGGTGAATACATCATCATCTGTAAAAGAATAATCATCATTCAAAACTGCTCTGTAGATAACCACTCGTTTGTTAAGGTATTCATTGTTGATTAAAAGTGCCACAGTGGTTGTATCTACTGCTGTAAATGTCATATCAATCTGTCCCACTCTGAGATCTGATGATTCCACAATGTTGCCAAAGAAAAGAAATTGTCCTTGAGCCAAATAGGTATTACTGCCCGCATCTGGTGCTGTGGCAGAATCATAATCAATGTCTATGTTGGTAGATGTGAAGTAGAGAGGTGTATCTAAATGTAATTCAATAAGATCTGCCGCAAATAAAGTTCTTGCCGCCAGTTTGGTCTGTAATCCACCTGCTAAATCTCTGGCCATTAGATCTCCTCATTCATTACAATTTCATACTTGTAGGTGCCGTCTGCTTGAGTAATGAATTTTTGTTCATCTCTGTCCATACACACAGTAAACGGTACATTGGTATAGGTTATGGTTTGCCCACCACCTGTCAATGCTGTGATAAGAGGTGGATAAAAAGTTATTCTTTCCACAGTGGATCCATCTAGATTAACATCTTCTGTGATCATATACACTTTGTTATGATTAGAAAATTTAATTAGATCACCTTTCTTCAGTGTGCCTGTGCCACCAGTTGTTCCAACTGCGGTAGATCCTGCTGATAGACTGATCACAGGTGATGTGCTGGTAGTGTTGGCCACTGTGATTGTGCCTGAGGCAGTGCCTCTGGTTGTGCTGATAGTGGGTGGCACAATATTGAATGATTCTACCTGTCCATCCTGTTGAACAATGAAAGCATAGTCTGCCATCATGTCCGCACGAGTCATAGCAGGTGATTTTAATTTGAATGACCAATACTGAGAACCTGTTTTGATTCTCTGTGTTCTGCCAGATACGCTCACTGACACTCTGCTGGTGGTATTGCTTTGGAAATCTAATGTTTCAAAACCTGCTGATATTGGAAATGTTCCGCTCATATTATGCTGTTAAACTCCTTTTGCCTCTCTCTGCTAATCCTCTGTTGATCAAGCCAATGATAAGGTCTTGTCTTGTGGTTAATAATTCATTGAAATCAGTAGCATCAATGGTGTTGATGTTGAATGTGACTGTGATGTTGTCTCCACCTCCACCACCACTTGGTGTGCCTACCATCATTTCATTGTTAGGTATAACTTCACCTGCTGTGTTTGGTATGAATAACTCTGGTCCTCTTTCACCCACAATGATGGGTTGATTTGCAGGAGTTCTACCTCCATTAGCAAAGAACGGTATGCCAAAGCCACCGCCTCCACCAAAGAATGCCAACACTGTTCTCAATGCAATTTCTTTTCGTAATTGGGCATTAATTTCTTTCTGTCTGCCTAATACACCTCTTAAGAATTTTTCTAAAGGTTCTAACACAAATATGGTTATACCTAAATTGATGAATCCTTGTATGAGTGATCTAATAGTGGCTTGCACTATATTGCCCAATGCTTCGTCTAATGATTTGGCTTTCATTATGACATCTGTCAATTCTGACGATGCTGTGTTTCTAAACTCTACAAACGCATCTGCCACAATTTTGGTTTTGGCAACCAAAATATCAAAATCTCCAATAGCAATTTTAAGACCTGAATACAGCGGATTGAGTTCTAAATCTCTTTCAATTGCTTTTTGTAAATCGTATTGATCTTGTAATAATTGTTTTTCTTTTTTAATCAGTGCCGCTCTGGCAATGGCTAATTGATTGGCTCTGTAGGTTTTATTGTTGGCATCTGCCACAGCATCATCATAATCATGTATGGCATTGGTAGTGGCAGTAACCGTTTGAGCCACTGTGCCCACTGCATCATCGTAATCATAAAATATTTTTACTTCTCTTTCAATGCCTCTAGCATCATCAATAAATGCTTCTACAGCGTCTTTGGCCTGTTGAAATTTTTCATAAATGTTCTGTGCCAAAATGCCCATTGCGGTCAGTGCTGATATGACTCTACCTATAGGTGATTTGCCAAACACGGCAAATAGTGCGGTGACTGCAAATGTTAAACCTTCAATGTTTTTGGTTGTAAATGTAACTGCGTCTCCAAGGCCTTTGCCTATGGAACCTATCATTTTTTCATTTTCTTGTATAAAAGCGGTCAGTGATCTTGTGGCTTCTGTCAGAGACGCTGTTAATCCAGCCTCGCCCACTCGCATCGCCAATATGCTTACAGCATCACCTAAATTGGACAATGATCCTGTCAGTGTTTTAGATCTGGCTTCTATGGCTCCAGCAAAATCTTCTTTTCCTATGGATCTAAGATATGCCACGATGCTATCAGCATCTTTTTTCATTGTGACTTGAGTGCCTCTGAATGTGGCAGTTATGTTGTCACCTTCAGTTTTAACCTTGATACCCAATTGTTTGAGCATTTCAAATTCACCAGTGGTAGCATTGAATACTGCTCTGGCAACATCATCAAAACCTTTGCCCATACCTGCGGCAATGTTGCCTAACTCTGTCATCATGTCTATGGTAGGATTTAGACCTGCGTTCCTTAGAGTGATGAACCCTCTGGATACTTCATCCAATTGGAATGTGGTAGTGGCAGTGAATTGAGCGATCTGATCAAATGCCTGTGCGGCTCTTTCAGCATCACCTTGAATGGTAACAAGAGTGGCTTTGAGATCTTCAAATGTTCTTATGGCATTGATTGTGCCTCTGATAGCGGCACCTACTCCAATGGTAGCAAGGGCACCTGCGGCAAATTTAGCCGCTTTACCCAAACTCATTGAACTGCTTTGAGCCTCGTTGGTTTTTTTCTTTAGATCATTTAACTGCCTAATTGCGGCAGATAATTGTTGTTGATTTCGTACTACAATACTTAGATCTATATTACCTTGTGCCACGTTTTGCCCTCGTTTTGTTTTGTCTCATAGTTCGCTCCGCCTGGTCGCTTTCCATTTTAAAGTATGCGGCCCACATACTCAATTCCAGTGTTGACATCTCAATTACTTCTGATATACTTTTTTTAAGTCTATCAGCGACCACCATAATGAGTCTTACTTCACCACTGGCTTCTATTCCTTTGCTAGAGTCTCCACGTTGCTCTCTAATTTGGCAGAATTTATTGCCGCCGCTACCTTAACGATAACATTGGGATCTGCTTCATTCATTAGAGTGACAACATCGCTTTCAGCAAACATTTTTGAACCATCAGCCCGTCTTGCTTTTAATACAAGTCCTGTGACCAATGCTTCAGCCGTTTTGCCCTGTGCTTGTAATTCAATCACACGAGCCTCATCTTTGAATGGATAAGTTTTTCTATAATAGATATCACAGTTCCATTCTTTACAGTGATATTTGGATAAATCACCACCAATCGCTGATTTGTAGTGTTCTGTTATATTTTTTATAACATTTGTCATCCTTTGTATCTCCTTCTTGCTCTATTGAGCACTTCCCTTGTGGCAGGTCGTGTCATACCACGAGGTGCTTGTTTTGAATATCCTTCGTCCAAACGACTGATATAAGGCACACGGTTAGCAATTTCATATCTGAATTTGCCTTCCTGTCTAAGCCTCCATCCTCGTTTAGCACGACCAGACGCTACTGGTGTTTTCTGTTTCACAGTGTCAAACAGATCCGTGGATACCTGGCGGACCATCTGATCTACATCATTTGATAGTTCAGAGATCACCTTGTTGCTATTAAAACTTACCTTTAGTTGGATCACTAATTCGTTATCCTTATAAAGGAGTTTTTGTTAATGCACCACTTCCTTGGTAAGTGATTGATGCTTCAACCATTCCGTCAAAGTTTGAAGTGATTGAGTGTCCAGTGATGATTACATCACCTGACAATTTCACACCTGTGGTTTCACCTGATGGGTACAATTCAATTGCCGCTGGATTTGCACCTATTGCTGAAAATAATGAATTTTGTCCATCATCGTCATCTCTTAGATATACATCCATTGTGCCAGAGAATTGAGTTAAGCCAGTCAGATAAGTTCTACCTGTTGTTCCCATCACAGATGATTCAATAGTTTGTGTTTCTTGATCAAGAGTAAATGATCTAACACTTGCTACTGCAACCACCGCTGATGTATCATCAGAAAACTTAACCACACCTGCTTCACCTGTGTATGTTGCGTTATTAGTCGCCATAGTTTGTTTCCTCTATTTGATCTACTGGACCTGTTAGATCTGTTGCTTTGATTACTGTGCTGTCTTTAACCTTGATTCTCCGTCTGGATTGTTTGGGTTTATTTTTCACAATGGTAGATGGCGTA